ACATTTAATAATACAGTTGCTTCTCTAATATTATCTTCTGAAGTTGTAAATACAGGTCTAATTGTATATATTTGATTTGTTGCACCTGTAGGAACAATTCCGCTAGAAATATAAACAGAAATTACTTTACCAATAGCAGCCGTTGTTCCATCTGAAAATGAAACTGGAGTAGAGTTAATTGCAGGGGCGGTAAAAACCAATCCAGTTTGGTCTGAAGTAATAGAAGTTACAAACGTAATAATTTCATTTGTGTCTAAAAGATTTGTGCAATCTATATCAAACCAAATATTTTCAGAGGTTCTTTTTTGTAAAATATATGTATTAGTCATTTGCGTGCCAATAATCCCGTCTAGGTAAAACGTGCCAAATCTTTTCAGATGTATTAAATATTGGCTTGCAATAATAAACATCTATTGCATTGCCGTTTTCTATTATAGCAATATAAACATAAACTTTTTCTGATTGAGTATCTTGTGCGTTACCTGATTCAGATATATTAACAGGAGCAATTACAGCTTTTGACAAGAAATCTTGTGCGTTTCCTGCTTCAACAACAGAAACATTTGCTCTCATATTTTCCGTTACTGTATCTAACGCATTACCATTTTCTGCAACAGAAGCATAACCAATTAATTGTTGTGAAACAGTATCACTTGCCAAGCCTGATTCAATAATGCTTAATAAAGCAGACATTGCTTCTAATTGAATGTCTTGTGCATTGCCAGCTTCAGATATAACACAATAAGCCGTTAATGTTTGAAATACATTATCTTGAGCATTACCAGCTTCAGAAATTGTTGTAGGCGCACTTAATGATTCTGATTGTGTATCTAAAGCATTACCTACTTCAGAAATATTAGCAGGTGCAGACATTGATTCAGATTGCGTATCTGTAGCACTTCCTAATTCTGTTATTACAGAATTTGTTGCCATTGATTCATTTTGTAAATCGGATGCACTTCCAGCTTCCGTAATTCCTTCAAAATAAAGTGCGCTAGTCATCCATCCCGTTACGTTACTTACAATAGTATTACCTTGATTTGAAGGTGCATACCATGTGCCACCAGTTGCATTGTTATCTTGTAAAGAAGTATATGTAACTGTATTTACAACACCAGTTGGGCTGGTTATGATAGCTTGAGTACCTGCTACAGTGCTATTAATAGTAACTAAGTTACCTGCTGTGCCGTTGACGTTAAAGTTAGTTACTTTAGTATTGGTGCTAGTACCAAATGTAATTGTAGTAGGACTAACAGTATTACTAATAGTATTAAATGTGTTTGAGCTGCTAATCGTTAAAGCATTACTGCTAGATTGCGTTAAGTTATTAAATGTAAGTCCACCACCATTAAATGTGCCAATACCACTTCCGTTAAATACAATCGTAGAAGTTGATGGGACAAGTGTCATACCTGTTGTAGTAGCCCCAGCCCAAACTGTACCTGTACCTGTTAAAGTCCATGTGCCTGAACCCATCTTTAATGTTCTAGTATTGGTATTAGATGAGTTAAACAATCCTGTAGATACGTTTTTACCATTAGCATCAAATGTGCCTGATGTAAAATTAAATGTATTTGCAGAACCAATTGTTAAATTGTCTTGAAGTTGAACTGTTTGTGTTCCATTGGGGACTAATCCGCTATTTATAGTTACCCCATTTGTAGTGATTGTTTGTGTTGTTGCAACATTTGAAGAAAAGAATATGCTATTTGCAACAGCAGTATATGTCATACCACTATTTAAAACTAAATTACGATATAAATATAAGTTGAATGCAACCCTTGTGAATGTTCCAGTGAACCCTGTAAAGTTTAAAGTTCCAAGATATACAGTTGCACTCGTGGCAACAATGTCAGAACCTGCGGTTACATAAATATCAGGTACGTTTGCTTCACTTGCACCAACACTACCAAATCCGATTGTTCTTGTTCCTGTAGAACCTGAATAGGTTAAATTAACTGTTGGCGTACCTGTATAAGTATAACCTGTAGCTGTTGTCATATTGAACACAGTGGCACCACTACCTGTTACAGTAATATTACCTGTTCCAAAAGCAATTGCACGAGTACTGGAGTTTGAAGAACTAAATAATCCTGTTGTTAATGAATAGTTACCTGCACCACCATTAGTTAAATCTAGCGTACCTGCATTAAGTGTATAAGTTAATGTAGAGCCTAATGTTAAGTTACCATTAAGTGCTAATGTTCCACCATTACCATTTTGATTTATGTTTTGTGGAAAAGAAACTCCAGCGGAAGTAATGGTAGCTGTTCCACTTTGTTTAAAAAATTGTAATGTGCCTGTGCCACTTACTGTAATTGCAGAACTTAAAGTGTAATCACCATATAAACCTGGACTTGTTGTTCCTGTTGCAAATGTAGCAGCATTAGTTCTAGAAGCAAAAGATAAAGCTGGTATTTGATAGTTAGCATTTAATGTAATAGTGTTGCCAGTTGTTAAGCCAGCATTATCAATAATAATAGTATCTTGAGCTAATGGAAAAGCCGTTGTTGTACCGCCAGTATTGCCTGATGATGTAGACCATACGGCACCGTTCCAGTTAGCAGATGCAGCAGAGTTCCAATAAACAGTTCTAGCAGCATCAAAAGTAATATTTGTATTGCCAAAACAGTTACCAATTCTAGTACCTGACCAAGTTGCAGCACCAGCACCAGTAATATCTCTAAAATCAATATCAGTCATTGCTGCTAATGTAGCAACCGAAATTGTGGCTGGACTACCTTGATTGACTGCAAATAAACCTAATCTTGCAACACCTGTTGTACCTGACCCTAAAGTCAAAGTTCCGTTTACTGTATTTGTTGCGGCTGAAGGAAATAAAACTTGTCCATACCCAGCAGCGGCACGGGCAGCAAAAGTTAAATTATTAAATGTATTTGCACCAGTAATTGTAACAGTACTAATAGCTGTGCTTGTAAACGATACGTTATAAAATGTAAGTCCTGCACCAGCAAAAGTAGGTGATGCGCTAGAACAATTAATTGTTGATGTGCCAGCATTGAATGTTAGATTCGTTGCAAGCATTGTTATAGAAGAAGTACCCGATAAGGTAATTGTTGATGAACCTAAATTAACTGTACATGCGTATACACTTGCATTTCGGATAATACTACCTGAGGTAATATTAAAATTGCCAGTATTAAAAGTACCATAATTGGTATATATGGAGCCTGTAGTTAACGCACTTCCTAAAGTCCATCCCCCACCTACACCATTAAAAATTAAAGTTACATTTGATAATGCTATTCCATTAGTAGTTAGCGTATTTCCAGTTGAAGTGGATGAAAAAAGAATAGCCCCACCAGCCGTACCACTAAAAACAAAGTTGGTTGCTGGTATTGTCATGGAAGCATAGCAATTTAATTGTGCTGTAGCCCCCATAGTAAGTGTCATCGCACCATCTAAGCCAGATGTGCTGAAGTTTGCACAGTTAGAAGGCGCAGCAGATGTACCTGTTATTGTTACAGTAAACGCAGAAGTACCTGTATTGGAGTTGGCATCAAAGACCACATCGTCAGCAGACGTAGGCGCACTTGCACCACCAGCACCACCTGATGTGGCTGACCAATGGGTAGTAGTTGTACCATCCCAGTTACCACTTCCGCCAACCCAATATCGTGTCGCCATTTATTAAGCAGCAGCTAATTCTGATTGTTTGAAATAGCGTTGTTGCGTTTCGCCATCTGAATCAACATAGGTTACCAAAACAGTAATTTCACCTGTTGATGAATCAAAAGCAAAACCTTCTACTGTTCCTTGAATTGGAGCTGGAAGAATTTGTGTTACTGATTGACCGTTTTTTAATTCCATGATTTTATCCTTATAGGCTTAATGAATAAGTAACTTGAACTACGTTACCAGTATTAACAGGTTGGTCCCCACCAGTAAACAAGCCAGCAGAAAGCAATGTACCTGCGGTGCTTAAAATAGTAGTTACTGCACCAGTACCATAAACAATAAATGCGCCTTTTAATGTGCCTGTGCTTGTCATTGTAAATGTTACGGCAGAAGCAGTAGAAATAGCACCAGCAGAAGCAGTACCAAAGCTAGGAGCAACACGAGCTGAGAATGTTGGAGCATTAGTTGTACCGGCTTCAGTCCATCCGCTATGTGAAGCCATTGTATCGCCAGCAACAGGACCTGTTGTGTATGATACAGATGAAATTAAACCCATGTATGGACCAACTACGGTATAAGCAGAACCTGTCAATGCTGTTTGAAGCATTAAGTTTTTACCAACGGTTGCAACTACATTGTGTACGGTATCTTCCCATAGCAATGGACCACCTTCGTATTCAAAGCACTTGAAAGTGTAAACACCTTCAGCTTGGCAAGACTCACCCATAACAGCTAAAGAGCTGATAGAAGCGTTTGCTGATTCAACAGCGTTTAATTTATCTTTCATGTTTAATCCTCTAAATCAAAGTTAATAACGGGCTTGCAGATACAACGACAATTGGGTAAGTCACCAGGAAGCCCATGAACATCACTTCCGTACATCACTCCAATGAATGGCGGGTTATCGAAAGAATACTCGTTCCCACTCATTCTTATATGCAATTCACGAGGCTCTTTACCACCGCCCGAATGAATCCAAATAAACTTTTTAACGCCAATGGCTTTTAACCTTGTCGTGTTAATAGATTGAAAAGCCTTGCGTGTTTGGTCTAAAGCAACAAGCCTTGCGTGTCTTACGTTGCCTTTATATTTCTTCGTTAGGAAAGGAACTAAATCTTCCATCCCTTTGCCTGTTGTAATGGAGCGCATTACCTGACTTTGCACTTCATTCAAGAACTTATAAGGTATGATTTTAATCAAGTTTGCAGCCTCTAATGTGCTTGCCTTGATGACCTCTTGTAATTGTTCATTAGAAAATGAAGTATCTATGCTCAAATCAGGTAATGCTTCTTTTAACGAATTACGCAATGTAATCGTTGAGTTCTTTATAGTACGCTGAATCATACGCTCAGTCGCACTCTTGGCAATCTCATCAAATCTAGGCTGCCATTTTCTTAATAACCAATTGAGCAAGATACGGGATTGACTTGCCAATGAAGCATCCATTGCTTGTCCGTAATGATTCTCGTTAAAAGTCTTTTTCAACTCTCTTTGAACGTCACGAAACATCAATCCTAGTTCATTGACAATAGGCTTTGCGTAATCAGTTGAAATCCCAACATTAGGACGTAAAGCAGAACCGATTATATTATTTTTGGATAATTTTTTTTGCACGACTTGTTACTTTTGGTGCGGTATCTTCAGCTTTTAGATAATCACGTTCGGCTAATTCTTCACCTTCAAGTGATTCTTCTTCCATAATGCCAATTTCGTTGTAGCCACTTGTCTTGTCAGTCGCTACACGCTGACGTTCTTCTTCGCTTGAAATTGCGCCTACTTCAATCAATGCTGCGCCTACTTGCGCTTTAGCAAGGTTAGTTCTTGCCAATTCTTCAGCAGTTGGTGTATCAAGTGGCAACCAATTCAATGTTGTTTCGACATTAATTTTCTTTTTAAGCTGTGGCTCTACAAATGATTTAATGACTAATTGGTGATGACGTTCTGCCAATGGAGTAAGGTCATGCGTTTGGATAGATTCAAGTAATTCATGGTAAGAGGCTTCTTCGTATTCACCCGTTGAATTAAAGCCTTTTGGCGTTGTACCGATTAACTTAGTAGCAGGTACGCCAGCAATAGCAGCAACCAATTGGTATTGAGTCATAATCAATTGGTCAAAATCGGCTAGTGATGTATCGAATTGTTGAAACTCGTCACCTTCTTTATCGCCTAGTTTAATACCGTAATTGTCACGCATTTGCGCCCAATAATTCAAACGACCAACAGCTTGTTCGGTGTTTGACATTGCAGCTTCCATGTCAGTCAACCAAACAGTTGTACGTTTAGACATGGCTAATTGCGGAGCTTCGTTAGCTACACGTTCGGCAGCATAAACACGTTCCATGATTTGTTGAGTGAGTGGAACACCACCATAAATGTATTGAGGCTTCAATACGTCCACAGGTTCCGCATGACGGAATATGATTAAGTGTGAACGATGAACTTTCTTACCGTTGATTATCCACCAAGTTGGCTCGTAGAAATGTAAAGTATCAGGCTGACTAGCAGCAGCTCCATCCAACATAGGGGCGCACCAATACGGGTCAACTTGCACAATCCCTTTATAACTATTAGCAGTGACGCCATCAATATTAAAAGGCTTTTCATAGTATTCAGGGTCAGTTGATTGAACTTTGAACATTGCAACACGAACGCCAAAGATACGACCTTTGCGGATAAACTCTCGCATGTTCCATGTGAGGCGCATTGAACGGTCATAAGATTTAATAATCTTTACAGCTTCTTCGTCTAGTTCGTCACCGTCAATAGATACTACGTTGTAACCTTTACGGATTGCATCATCGCCAGGCATTGCACAGGCTTTGTTGACAAGCCAATTTTGAGCCAAGATACCGCAAAGCTGTGCGCCAATGAAGCCTTGAGATGAATACCAATAGACTACAGCGTCAGATACAGAGTTATTGCCAGCAGTATACATCTTGAATGATGGAACGCCATTAGAGCTATCATCCATCGCCATGCCAGTAACTGACGGGTCAAATATTGGTTGCTGTGATTTTAATGCAGCAAATTTGTTAGCTACATAATCTTTAATGTTGCTTGAGCTTTCAATGTCCCCAGCATGAGTGCCGAATAGACTTTTGCGAGCGATAGCCTTAGGCGCATCTTCCGCCTTCTTGACTTCTTCTTTCTCGCCTCTAAACCAATCTAAAATTGACATTAATAATCCTCTATCCAAAGAAACTTCGTCTTGGTACCATTACTTCGCTAAATGCTCTTGACAACGCATCAATTTGGTCATCATTAGAACCGTTAGGAAACATTCGCATCTCATTAATGAGTGAAGCGTTCCATTCGCCCCTGAGCATCATAACATTACCGATATTTACTTGTGAGCCTAAAGGTTCAGCTCTAGTAATTTTGTCACCGCTTTCAGGTGAGCTTTTCACATTATATCCAGCTAACTCTCTAGTCAGGTATATAACTTGTGTTTTACCAGCTTGACCAGGGTCTTGTGGTATTGAAATCTTTACGCTGCGTCCGTCTAATGAAGCAGTGTTTTTAATGGCAGCATCTCGTTTATCAGGACCATCTCGTAACCGAACCATGTCAGCTATGATAAATCGCCCATCAGGCAATCTTCCAATCTTTGCGCCAGCAGTCCAATCGCCATCAACAGTTGAAGCCAAATCCCAACCTCTACACCATTTAATCTCGCCAGCAGGTAAGTCATCAATGATAGTTATTTGGTCGGGCTTAAATATACCGCCTTCTGCTGGTGCTGGTCTTTGCATATACTGACCAGCAAATACGTATGGACTAGCATCTTCCATTCGTTTTAAATCTTCTATGGTATGTTTAGCTTCCCATAGTGCTGTTCCATCCTCTTTGATAGCAGGTAAGCAGATATGTTTCCATTTTTCGCCATTACCGCCATTAAGAAGCCAGCCTGATAAATCTTCTTCATGCAATCTTTGCATAATAAGAATTATTGGAGTATCGGGGCTATTCTTACGACTTTCTAGCGTGTTTTGAAACCAATCAATAACATTCTCACGCATTACATCTGAACGAGCTTCATCTGCTTTATGAGGGTCATCGATAAGAATTGCACCGCCAAATCCTGCTCTATGTTTACCAGCACCATAGCCAGTAATTGAACCACCAGCACCGACTGAATAAACTAATCCATTAGCAGTAGTGCGCCATTCATCTTTTGCTTTACTGTCACTTTGCAAAATTGTATTAGGAAATATCTCACGATATTCATTGCTATCTACAATTTCTCGTGTTTGCCAAGAAAAGTTACTTGCTAGTCTTGCTGAATAACTCGTATAAATATATTCACTATCAGGACAATGACCTAAAGTCCAAGATATAAAGTTTTTAATTGCTAATTCTGTTTTTGAATAACGAGGTGGAATATTAATAATAAGACGTTTACATTCGCCCCTATAAACTTCCATTAAAGCATCGCATATAGTTTTATGATGGTCTGACTGTAACCAATAATACCCACGCTGCTGTAAAAACATCCAGCGACTATAAAAGTAAAAGTCTGTTCTAGCTAACTTAGCAGCAGACTCGATTTCTTCACGAGTATGCTCTCTCATACTTCTCTCAATAATCTTTGAGCTATCTCTTCAAATCTATCAGGAGTTAAAGGAGTATTATTTACTTGAGTATTAACTTGAACTATTGCATTTTTAGGTTCGATTACATCCCTAGCCTTTAGGATTGTATCTGCCCTATGTTTAAAATCTTGCTGGTCAACGCATTTTGCTTGCATTGCATCTGATACATTTTTCATTGCTGCATTGTCTAAGAAGTTTAGTCTTTGAACTCTTTTATCGACTACTTCTTTGACTGCGTTCACGGAATGTTCATCAAGTTTTCCAAGTGCCTGTTCTGATTGAACAATTGTGTTCACCAAATTCTCGTTAGATTTCTCTAAGCCTTTAGTGTGTTTATTAATAACACCTACGCTTACTTTATATTTATAAGCTAAATCTCTTTGAACAAAAGCACCTGTTTTCCAATCGGCTTGGATTGCATTAATAGTGTCTTGAGTAATTACTTTTGATGCCATAGGTTAGATTTGACCTACGTTTTGTATAGGCGTGACTTCGCCCACCGTTAAGTTATCATATCCACAGGATATGTCAATAGTTTGATTAAAATATTTATCCATGATTTTTACGCCATAAAGTAGTTTTGTTTGGTGTAGTGCGTAACGTTACAGCTAACAGCAATCCCGTTGCAACACCTAGCAAGTAAGCTGGTGAGTAACATAATATGTAATCTTTAAGTGTTACTAGCATTCTTTTCCTTTAATGTCAACTCGTATGACTCCCACAATCTCTCAAAGCGATAGTGATATAGTTCTGCAGCGCCTTCAAGTGTTGCGGTAAAGTCTGAACCATTATTTACCTGTTTGGCTAATAGTTTGAAGTCGTCAACTACATTCCAGCATTTTAAAATCTCTTGCTCCATATCATACCAATGATAGGTTTTCTCATTGCACATGATTCTTTTCCTTTAATGCTTGTTCAATAGCATTGGCAAATACCTTATCGTATTCATCTAAAAAACCATCAAAGGTTAATTTCCTTATTTCTTTTTCCGTTAATCCGACCCATTGATGAGGGTGGGTGTAAAGTGGATATTTAGGCAAAGGCATCCAGTAAGTAACTTCATAATAATCTGATGTAAGTCTTGGACAATACCAACCTTTTGAGCCATTCTTTTGCCAACTCCAATCATAATATGTGGCAGTATCAACTAAATCGTAATTACCACTTCTTGATTTTTCTAATTTATGTTTTCCATAAACTAAAACAATATCTAAAACTGATGGCAATTTATCTTCAACACTAATCCAACCCACAGGTTCTTGCGCTGGTTGTTCTAATCCAATCACATTGGTATCACGCAAGTATTCATTGTTTAACTCTGCGACTGTTGGTTGTTCTAGTGCTTCTTCACACGCATTGATTGCGCCTTTTACCCAAGCAGTTTCATATACTCTGTTGTTGTTTAAACAATTTAAAACTTTTAATGCTTTGTGTAATGCTTCGTCTTTAGTCATAATCTAATCCTAATTCTTGTGCATTTTTAGCCATTTTCCATAATATTGCTTGTTTTTTCATATAAATAATTGCTTCATCAAATTCCGCTTGTGTTTTTGGCAACGGAACAGTTGCAATTAAACTATTTGCCCATCTGTCAAAAGTAACAAAAGTTTCTGACATTTGAAATTCGTTATAACAATTAATTCTCCAATGACGATTTTTACTTTTAAATACGCATTTAATATCTCTCTGTTGTTTAATGCCATGACGTTCAGCCCAATATTTTAATTGCTTTGGTATTTTTAATGCTTCGTCTTTAGTCATAGCAAGCACTCCTCGTAGTTATTCCAATCCACTATATATTTTGGTTCTTTGATTTCAATAGTGCCGTCAGCAGGATAATCAAAGTATCTAACTGGCTGACCTTTATCATCAAGTAATGCGTAAACTTTTTTAGTAGCCATTACCACTCCGTTTTTTGCGGTTCATCACAATCATAAGGGTCTATCGTGGCTCGCCACATATCCCACATAGTCCATGAATCACCTAAATGGTTAAAACTATGCTTGGCTATTCCGTAATTATCTCTTACTGAAGCCCAAACTTTAGAGTCCATTGGTAAATACATTGCGCCAATATCAATCAATGGTAAATTGCGTAGATGGTGTTCTTTGGGCAGCGTTTTAAGATTAACGTCAATGTGTTTCATCAAACTACTCCAGCTACTGTTAGCTTTCGCCACATATAATCGTGGGCAAATGAAAGCGCAGTTTCGTATTGATAGTGATATTTCCAGTTATTAGGCAGCAGACCAATAGAGATTTGTATTGCATCTACCATAAATCCTTTGCCTGATTGCGTTAAGCTGGTCATGGCTGCATCTACGATTTGAACTGTGTAGTTGTCGCAGTCATCGCCAATGTCATCCCAACAATTTACGCCACCGCTAGAGATACCCATAGATTTTTGCGGATAGCCTAAACGTGAACCATCATGGCGCATCCATATAGCCCATAGTTCAAGACATTCTTTAAGTCTGATTACATCAATTACCATATAAATATCTAGCAGCTTCTCTTATTGCTTCTGCTAATGTGGTTTCTCTCGTGTTTTTTGGCAGCTTGGCAAGTTGTTCTTCGGTAAAGATTGCAACTTTATTTTCTCGCCATCCGTTTTTTTTAATAACAAAAGGGTCAGGTACACTTGAAACCATGTTAGCCAACGAACTTCTAATTCTTGCCATTAGAATGAAACCCAAATGCAAATGCCAAAATTAACCACCTTATTTCAAATGAACTACGTTTAGTATAAATTACAATTGTTGGAATTAAATAAATGGAACGTAAATCTAATCCCAATACAAAAAACATAGTTTACTCCCAATTTGTTATGTAACTATACCTCATTTTTTACAATGATTGTATAAATCTTGAAACCAAAACCAAACAATTACAAAAGGAAGCCATATAGGAAAAGTTAAAACAATTAACCATATTTTATGTTTCAACTTCAATTATTTATCCCAATAATTATTAAATGCTTTTAAAGGATAAAATACAAGAGAGTTTCTATAGCCTTTTTCAGAAAGAGGAACAATAGGAGTAACGCCATGAACGTTGCGCCAAGCAGGGTAAACAAGCATACTATTGTCGCTAGAATCAACAGTCGCACCGTAATCAGGAACGGTAGTATTGCCACCTCGAGCAAATTCTCTTTTTGCAATAATAACATTTACGCAATCCTTAAGGTTAGCAGAGTCGATATGATAATTAGCTGCAATGTTAAAATTTGAAATAGAACTTGTAAACAACTTTCCAAATCTAAATTTAGGAGGCACATTTTCTTCAATTGTTTTTAACTGTTTGTCATAAACATTAGGTATTATTTTTTTTATTAATTCTTCCGATTCTCTGCAAGCAAGCAACATAGCTTTAATAAATGTTTGAGCCGATTTTTCATTGTGAATTGTTGATATTCTAGGGTAAGGCATCCTCATGTGAGGTCTTGGAGCACAAGAGCCTATAATCGCGCTGTATTGGTCAACAAGCAACCTTCCTTCTTTTTCAAGTTTTTCAATGTACCATTTGCTTTTTGGACCACGATTCATTACTGTTTTTGGTACTCGGTCAGATAAAAATTCAGCGTTTGCTATTTCTACATATTTTTTTAATTTGTCAGGTATATTTTTAATATAAAAACCAATGGGTTCGCCGTCGGCAACAAAAATAGTGTCCTCAATAACATTTGGTTGCAAATCAGGACATTCATGACCTATTTTTACATCGTGCGGTTGTTTTTTAAGATGCAATATTTTCATTTAACATTCTCTTTATAATTAAAAGTGCTGTGTCACTATCCAAAACTTCAATATTGTGTTTAATGTTATTAACTCTTGTTTGAATAGATTTTAATTGCCGTTCACTTTGATTTGATTTTCTTTTTTTTCTTCCAGCTTCACCGTCATCCATGATTTTTACAATTGTTGGTGAAAATTTAGCTATAAAAGTGCTGTTAGTAAATCTATCGCCTTCACATACGATAATTGAATTGTATTTTTCTTGCAATTTTTTAAGCAAATCGCAATCGCTCATAACAGCCATACTTAATTTATCGCTACCTTCAAACGTACTTTTGTCATAATTTCCAAGAACAAAGATTTTATCGTTTGTTTGAAATACAACTTTTCCTATTTTGGCTTTTTTATTTAATTTAAATTCTTCTATAATTTTATTCATTACCCAAGTTTTACCGCTTCCGCAATTACCTATAAGCAATATGGTTGTCATAACGATTCAACTCCTGTTAAGCCTTTAGTAGTCCAAAGTTTTTTTCTTTCTTTTCTAATCCCTTTCCATCCATTAAGTTCGCCTAACAAATTGTGATTAAAACTTTTGTATCTTATTTCTAATATTGTTCTCCAAAGCTCTTTTTTTTCAGGCCAAATTTTGTTGTATTCAATAATGTATTCTAATTGCCTGTCATGATGATATCCGCCATACCTGCTGTTTTTAAATAAATTTCTAAAACTACATAATTTGGTTATAAATAACGGAATATCAACTTTTTGTTTATATTTATTTTCAATTGCTTGTTCAATGGTTTTTACAGTATTTAAT